CCCGGCCCCGGCAGCACGTTTCCGCCCGTCAACGCGTTAAGCACCTGCATCACCCACGCGAACCCCGCCGCGTAGGCCGGATTCGAGGTGCCCCACACCGCCCCGAGCTCGGTGAGGTAGTTTCGGAGCATCTCGGGGAGCTGGTTGAGCAGCTCGATTCGCGCCGGATCGTTCGCGCCGAGCGCCATGATCTGCCCCACCAGCGCCTGCGCCTGCGATTCGGCCTCCTCGAGCCGCTGCGCCGGCGTCAAAGGCGAGAGGTCCGAGAGCAACAGCGACCGCTGGAAGTCAATCAGCCGGTCGATTGCCTCCCGCATCCGGCGCGCATTCTCGGCTTGCGCGTCCGCCGCCGCTTGCTGCGCCGCCGCCGCCGACTGCCCGCCATCCCACCCGCCGCCGCCACCGAGCCCCACCGTCGGGTCGTAGTCCTCGAGGTCCGCGAGCAGCCGCCGGAGCCGCTCGACCTCCTCCTCCGTCAAAATGCCCAGAGCAATCAGCCGCTCGACCTCGAGCCGGTAATTCTCGAGCTCGAGCCGCCACCGCAGCTCCTGCAACTCCGCCAGCGTTTCCTCGTCGCCGATCGCCTGCGCCATCCGCTCCGCGAGGTCGACGAAGAGGTAGGAGCCGGCCTCGGACATGATCGCGCCGAGGTCGTCGACCGAGAGCCCCAGCGCCTCGGCGTTCTGGCGCAGAAACTCGAACTGCCCGGCGAGGTCGTCGTAGCGCTGCCGGAGCGCCACGCTCGGCGCCAGCCCGGCCGCCACCGACTGCCCGAGCTCGGCGAGCCGCTCGGCCGTCGCGACGAGCACCTCCGTCCCGTCGAGGCCGAGGTCGAAGTAGGCCTGCAGCCCCTCGGCCATCTCGGCGAGGATCCGATCGAACTCCGCCTGTGGCCCCGATCCGGCGAGCACGTCCTGCCACGGCTTCCGGGTGTCGGCCTGCAGCCGCTCGAGCATCTGCCCGTAGAGCTCCTCGAGCTCCGCCGTCGACAGCCCGAGCTCCGCCGCCTGGTCCCGCAGCTCCGCGAACCGGTCATTCAAGTCCGCGAGCGCCCGCGCCGCGTCCGGCATGAGCTCCCGCCGCAGCCGCTCGAGCTCCCCAGCGAACCCCTCGGCCGTCGGCCCGACGCCCCCCACGTCCCCGGCCCCGCCGAGGTTCGGCAGCCGTATTTCCCCTACGTCGATCGCCGTCGGGAGCGCCGCAAGAAGCTGGTCGATCGCCGCGAGCTGCGCCTCGAGGAGCTCGAGCTGCGCCTCTACCGCCGTCTTCGCCACCTCGAGCCCGGCCTGCCGCACCTCGGCCTCGCCCTCGACCAGCGCCACCAGGCCGTTGAGGTGCGCCGAGCGCATGCCCACCTCGGCGTTCATGATCGCCGCCTGCGCCTCGAGGTTCCGCGCCTCGAGGTCGCGGTCGATCCCGCCGAGGTTCTCGCGCACCCGGGCGGCGTCCACTCGCCCGCGCAAGAGCTCGATTTCCTGCGCCAGCTCGAAGCGCTTGATCTCGATTTCCGCCCGGCGCAGCGCGAGCTCGGCATTGAACAGCACCGCCTGCTGCTCGCGGTAGGCCCGCTCCTCTTCCGCCGTCCGCTCCCGGCCCGTGATCGCGTCCCGCTGATCCTGCCAGGCCCGCGCCTCGGCCGCCGCCAACCGGGCGAAGCCCGCCGCCACCGCCGGTGTCAGCGTCTCGAGCTCGCCGAGCACGGCCCACAGCCGCTCCAACCCGCGCACCGACTCGAGCAGCGAGGAGAGCCCGTCGTCGTAGTCGAGCTCGGCGATTTCCCGGAGCTGCCCGAGCTTCGCCATCGCTTCGTCGAGGCCCGAGTAGTTGAGCTCCTCGAGCCCCTGCGCGACCAGCTCGCCGAGCCCCGAGAGCGACGAGGAGCGCAGCGCCCGCCCGAACGCCGCCCGGATCGCCTCGTCGACCGACCGGAACTTCCCGATCATCACCCCGTCGACGAAGGCCTCCACGTCCTTGCCGTCGTTCCGGATTTTGAGCGAAATCTTGGCGAGGTCTTCGAACGCCCCGCCGAGGGTGTCTTCGATGCTCGCGATGAGCTCGCGCATCTCCCGCGCGAACTCCCCGCCGAACTTCGTGGAGCCGCCGTACCAGGAAAGGTTGCCGTCGGCGATTCCGACCTGCCCGCCGTCGGCGTAGCGGCGCGCCTTCTGGTCGGCGACCAGGCCCTTCCCGAGGTCGTAGATCGCCCGGTAGATCCCGAACATCATGCCCATCGTGCCCATCGTGCTCGCCGCGCCCTGCGACATGCCGAAGGCCTGCCCCATCGCCGACAGGTTGTCGCCGAACTGCATCGATCCCTGCACCGACCGCGCGAGCCCGGCGATCATGCCGGCAATCTTCCCGAACGTGCCGCCGGCCGTCCGCTCGAGCTGCCCGAAGACCGCGGCGATGCTCCCCGACATCTGCCACGCCGCGTCGAGCCACTCCTCGCGCGTCATTTGCGCGACCTTGACGCCCTCGGCCTGCGCGACGATGGCGGCTTCGATGACCTCGAGCGTGCCCTCCGTCGCCGTTTCGATGTCGAGCACCAGAGACTTGACCTCCCGGAACGGCTCCGGGTCGACCTCCACCACCGGCGTGCCCTGCTGCGGCGCCGTAGCCGCGCCCCACTCCGTCTCGTACTTCCCAAGCAGCTTGAGCGCCTCGGCGGCCGACAGGTAGCCGGCCCGCATCGCGAGCGTGAGCTGCTCGAGCCGGGCCGCGAACGCCGCATGCCCGGCCGTGACGCCGTTGAACGCGTCGAGCTCCGCCGCGGCCCACGCCTTGACCGCCTCGAGGCGCTTCTTCCACGCCTCCGCCGCGGCGTCGGCGGCCTCTTGCGCCTTCGCCTTGTTCTCGGCCAGCGCCCGCGAGTTATCCTCGAGCAGCCGGTCGAGCTCCTCGAGGCTCTTCCCGGTCGGGTCGATGCCGCGATGCTTGAGGATGTTCTGCGCGTTCCGGAGCCGCTCGGCCGAGAGCGCCGCCTCGTCTTGCTTCCGGCCGAGGTTCACAAGCCAATCCGCGATCCCCGAAAGCGACCGCTGCGCCCACCCGTCGACGTCGATCCCGGTCAGCTCCTTGAGCCCTTCGATCAGCTTCCGCGTTCCCGCGTACCCGGCGAGGAACGCCCCGCCCATCGCCGAGCCGTAGCCGACGACCTTAGCCATGCCCGGCGAGATCGTCTCGAGGAGGTCGCCGAGGTCGCCGATCTGCCCGCGCTGGAGATCGCCCTCGGCCCGCGCGCTGCGCGTCGCGTTCTTGACGTCGTCTTGCGCTTCGCGGAGCCGTACCATCTGCCGGGTCGCCTGGTCGCTCGCCCCCTCGAGCTGGCGGAGCGTCTCGACCGCGTCCGGATCCACGGGCGAGCCGGCGGCCTGCGCCTCCTTGATCGCCTCCTTGAGCTCGTTGATCTTGAAAGCCGCCGTGGCGCCCGCGGTCGCGGCCCGCGTCGAGCCATTCTCGGCCGCCACCCCGAACCGCTGCACCTGCGCCGCGGCCTCGAGCATCGCCTTCGCGATCTTGTCGCCGCCGAGCTTGGCCGCCTCGGCGAGCTTCTCGACCTTCGCCGCGGCCTCCTCGGCCGGAACGCCGATGCGGCGGAGGCTGTCCACCGCCTGCGCGACGTCCTGCCCGCGCACCTCGAGGCCGATCTGTACGTTCGTTTTCACCGGCTCAGGCCTCCGCCGCCTCCCGCATCGCCTCGAGCTCCGCCTTCCGCGCCTTCGCCAGCTCGTCGTCTGCCGCGTCGAAGAGCGCCTGCCACGCCTCCCGCTCCCCCGCCTCCGTCAGCCCGAGCTCGCCGAGGAGCGCCAGCCGCTCGGCGTAGAGCGTCTGCCCGTTGGCATCGCGGCCGAGGCGCCGCCACCCGGCGAGCACCTCGGCCACCTCCGGCCACGGCTCAGGAACCTCCCCATGCAGCACCTCGGCGGCCCGCTCCGCCCACGACCGCAAGCGCCCGGCCGTCGCGTCCGCCTCCTCCGCCTCCCGCATCGCGCGAGAGAACTGCTCGCGGTCGAGGTCGTCGAGCTTCGCCCACACCCGCGCTTGCCACTCGACGACCCCTCTCAGTTTCCCGCCGCGTCCTCGACCACCTGCCGGCGGTACATCTCACCCGCCCGGCTCTCCTCGAGGATCCATGCCGAGAGCGCCTTGCCGAGCTCGCGCCCCCCGTAAGGAAGGCCGTCGTCGACCCAATCGCTCGCCTCGAGGAGCTCCCGCGCCGCGGCCTCGCTGTACGGGATCGGCTGGCCCTCCGGATCGGTGAGCCCCTCCCACCCCGCCAGCCGCGCCAGCACGCCCGCCAGACTGTCGGCGCCGAGCGCCTCGAGGTCGCCATCGGCGAGCTCGAATCGCCCGACCTCCCGCTCGAGCGCCTCCTTCGCCGCGCCCTCCGGGTCGCCACCGGAACGGAGCGAGGCGGCGAGCGTCGCGCGAGCGGTGGCGTTGAGCACCGCCCGCGCGATCGGGTTCCGCCGTTGGATTTCCGAGAGCACCCGCTGCACCGCTGCCGCCCCCTCCCGCCGCACGTGGAAGGTGACCCCGAGCCCCCACGGGTCCGGGATCGGCCGCACGTCATCGAACGCGAGGAACCGGCTCTGCAGATTCGTCCGCACCAGGGCCTCTCCTTACGTCGTCGCCCGCAGAATCGCGCCCGTGCACGGCCACGTGACCGAGCCCGAGAACGCCTGCCCCACGCTGCCGGCGATCGGCGACCAGCTCGTGATCACGCACGTGCCCGTGTAGGCCGGATTGGTCGGCCCCACCGCCGCGTCGTTGAGCTTCAGCGTGAAGGCGAGCGTCGAGCCGAGCGCCGCGAAGACCGCCGCGTCGAGGCCCGAGAGGTCGGCGTCCTTGACGAACTCGATCTGCAGCGAGCCCTTGAGCAGCCCGCACAGAATCTCCGAGTAGTCGCCAGTGTCGAAGTTACTCACGTCGACCTCCGGCCCGCTGATCGTCAGCGTCGCGCCCTTGACCTGCGCGGAGTAGTCGGTCGGCCCCGCACCGAGCGCCAGGTAGGCGCCTTTCACCACTTTCTTCGCCACTGTCTCTCCTCCTCTTCCGTCACCGGATCGCCAGGGCGACCAGGTAGGTGAACTCCGGGCTGGTTCCGCCGAGCGTGCGCGTCACCCGCCACCAGGTGTCCGTAATCGGCCCGGCGACCGAGCCGTAGGCCGTCCCGACGTCGTTGAACTGCGCCACCGTCACCCGCGTGGTCGCGCTCGCGAACGTGTCGGCGTCGTCGCTTTCGATGACGAGGTCGAGGGTCGGCGTGGTGCCGCTCGCCCCGACCACGTGCACCGCGTAGTAGAGCCGCTGCGCCGCCGTGACGGCGCCGAGGTTGCTGCCGGCGCCGCTGCCGTTCGCGGCGGCAGCCGCCTGGTAGTCTGCCACCGTGCCGCGCAGCAGAGCCCCCGCCCCGGTGAGCGCCAGCGAGAGCCGCGCCGCGGCGCCCACCTGCCCGCCGAGCGTGTAGGAGAACTCGCTCGCGAGCAGGAAATAGGCCACGTCCGCCACCGCCGGCACGGTGCCGGCCGGCTTGACCACCGTGGCCGGCCAGTCCGCCTTGCTGATCTGCGCGAACGCCGACGCGTCCGGCTCGGCCGCGTCCCAGAAGCCGTCGAATCGCAGCGACGCCTTGAGCAGCCCGGCGAGCGTCTCGGCGTAGCCGGTCGTATCGAACGTGGACACGTCGACCTCCGGCGCGGTCGCCTCGAGCGCCACCTGGTTGACCTGCGACGCGAGAGCGAGCGGCCCGTAGTAGAGGCCGAGATTCTTGAGCACTTGCTTTGCCACGGCCTACCCCCTGCCCTTCCGGGCCGTCTTCGCCTTCGGCTTCGTTACCGCCGGCTCCGGCGCGAGCGCCGCGGCGTCGTACCACTCCGCCAGCCCGTCCGCCACGAGCTGCGCGGCGCGCCCGGCGTCCACGAATCCGAACGGGAAACGCGCGCCCTCCGGCGGCGCCTCGCCCGGCTCGAGCACCCGGAGCACCGTTTCCGGCCCGTAGGCGCCCCACGGCGCCACCGTCACCACGTGCCGCATTTCGGCCATCACGCCTCCCACCGCACGAACGGCACCCGGAGGCCCCGCCCGTACCAAACGTCCGTTACCGACGCCCCCGACGGACGCGGCGCGAGAAACTGCACCCCGCTCCCGTCGCCGCTCTTGAAAAGCGTCACCAGCGCGTCCACGAGATCCCGCACCCGATCGTCGCCGGCGCGGCGCTCGCTCCACACCTCGCACACCACCTCGCCGTCGATCCGCACGCCGCCCGCGAAGTCCGCGAGCTCGGCGCCCGAGTATTCGACCTCGACGTTCACGAACGCCGCCGGGAGCGCCGGCGGCGAGGTCGGCTGCGGCGGCTCGAGCTGCCCGCTCGGCCAGAGCACCGGCGCGGAGGTAAAGGTTGCCAGGAGAGCCCCGATCGCCGCCCGCTCGCTGCCGTAGCTCACGCGTCGCCCCCCATCACCCGACGGATCGCGCCCTCGACGATCGCCTCCTCTTCGGCCGCCAGGCGCGTCAGGATCGGCGTTTTCAGCCCGACCGGAGCCTGTTTCGATCCCACCATGCGCCCGCGCACCTGCGAGACGGTGCCGCTCTTGTGCCGGCGCTTGTAGGTCTTCGCCATCTGCCGGCCGCCTTCGATGACCAGCGCGTGCGGCGCCGTGGCCCCGACCTTCGTGGGCCGGCCGGCCGCGATCGCGTTCTGCGGGTTCGGCGGGTAGCTCCGCCAGCTTGCGCGCAAGCTCGGCCGGCCGCTGGCGCGCGCCGTGCCGACCGGCGACACCTCCCGCGCGAGCTCGAGCAGCCGCTCGTGCATGCTCGCGTGGATCTCCCGCAGCAGCTCCGTCGCCGAGGCCCCCACCACCTCCGGGAACTTCGCCGCGAACTCCTCGAGGCCGGTGAAGCTGTATGCCGTGCCCCTCACACCGCGTCCCCCACCGTCACCGTCCACCGCGCCGGCGAGCCGCCCGGCGCCACCGGCCGCACGTCGACCACCGGAAAGCTCTCGCCACCGTCCACCACGAGGTCGCCCTCGGCCGGTGCCGTGAGGTCGTCGCCGACGAGGTGGTAGGCGCGGCGATCCGTCCGCCGCCCGTCGGCCGTCTCCTCGAGCATCTGCTCGCCGCGGAACGCGTAGAGCGTCCGGTCGGCGTAGCCTGCCGCGAGCGTCACCGTGCCGCCGTCCGCCACCTCGGCCGCAAGAGCCGGCGCGATCGACACCGCGAGCTTCCCGGCCGTCGTCGCCTCGGCGTCCGCCTGCACCGTGTAGGCTGCGGCGTGGCCGGCGACCGTCAGGCTCGCCCCGGCCACGATCCGCCCGCGCAGCCCCGTGGCCTTGAGCGCCAGCGTCACCGCCGCAGCGGCTTGGATCCCGTCGGCCAGCAGCGCGGAGACGTTCTCCCCCGTCACCTGGTTGCTGAGCGTGGCCCGCCGGCGGAGCGTCACCGTCCGGTCGCCGCCGAAGTAGCGGATCGCCGC